GTAGAAGCTGTTGAAGAGCTTTCCAGACCAGCAGTAATTGTATCTAGAGAACCCTCTAGATCAGCATCGCCTGTTATAGAATCAGCAGAGGTTGCCGAAGAATCACTAGAATCAGTAGTTTTTATAGGGCCAGTTTGCAACAGCTCTAATGGAGATTTTGTATTAGTTGGAAGCGCATCACCAGTAACTGTATAGCCAGCAGCGGCCAATGCAGCATCTACTTCTTCTCTTGGTATGCCTAAAGTCTGCTCTACAACATGAGAAGAATAGCCTGAATTGCGTAGATATTCTGCCAGAGCATCTGCTTGTTGATCCTGAGGAACAGTCATCTGTATGTCACGCAAGTCCCTTTGTGCTGTTTCAAACGCCGCCTCCGTGGCGGTGTACATACCTTCTGTAGCACCATAGGCTCTTGCAGCACTGCTCTGCAATATCTGATTAAATAGACCTGATAAGCCTTCAGAATAAAAACCAATTCCAGAAGACATCCCGTGTAAAGGCGACTTAGACCACGGAGTACCTCCGCTACCTTCAGACATAACTATACCTCTACCGTCCTGTTCCAGACACTCGGCGTCGTGAGCCTGTGGTACGTCTACTGGTACGTGTTGCTTTCTTAGCTTTCTTGGCTGCTGCCATGCCAGCTTTAGTGTACGGATACTTCTTTCCTCTTACCTTTGGCATATTACTTTTTCCTCTTCTTAGCTGTTTTAGCAGCGGCTTTAAATTGTTTAGCTGTTGGCGCTCCTTTAGAGCCTGCTTTCCTCATTTTTTCACCACTTCCTGCTTTTATTCTTTTACGTTTAGCGTGTATGTTAGCGTATAGACCCTTCTTAGCCATTACCACTTCTCTTTGTTGGCCCAGTACGCTGCACTCATCTTGCCTTTAGCAATGTTCTTAGCGTGTCTGGCTTTGAAGCTCTTTCGTCTATTCCTGTACGCTTGAGACTCTCCTTTCTTCTTTGGCGACCCTGATACTCCCTGCTGACCAAATCGAATAGTCTTGATCTGGTCACCCTCTTTAGCCACTACTACGTGAGACTTGGTAGGGTGATTAGGCGTTCTTTTAGGCTTGTTGTAGCCAGATACGCCAGCCCTAGCTAGTCTAGGGTCTTTCTTCTTTGGAGGCATTATGACTTCCTTTCTACTTGTTTGACCTTCTCTACTGTCCTCATAGCTCCTAATCCTAGCATTCCCATCAATACCGGCATCATCAAGTCCAGCTCTATCATAGGAACTACTACACCAGTTTCTAACAGCTCTAAGGTCATGTTTACAAAAGGTATCACTAAAAAGTTACCAGCCATGCCAAGACAGCACACCCAGCCTATAGCAGGTCTCCACCCAGCAACGAACATACTGTGGTGCTGAGCCTCTGCTTTGTTTACTTCTAGCTGAGCTTTTACCACTTCATGCGCGTGTCTCTCTGCCATAGTGGCAATATCATGGGCAAGACGTTCTCTTTGATCCTTGTCTTCTACGACCTTATCAAGTATTCCTGATACTGGGCCGATTAGACTAGAGATTAGTGAAAGCATAGTTCAGTCCTTAAACTACAAATATCAAACCAGCAGTGCATGCAAAAAGCACACCCGCCAGTACTATCCATCTTTTCTTTACAGGTACTTCAGTATCCAGCCACTCTTTAGCATCAGCCAGAGAATCCTGACATTTTTCCAACATTGCGCTCAACCAAGTAATCATTTATCCACCGTGCTCCCGTGTTATTCTGTCTTGCAGGACAGCTGTCATTGTTTCTAGAGCGCTGATTCTCGTGCCTTGAGTTATCAATTCTTTTTCAAAGCCGTCCATACGCGCCCGTTCAGTCTCATAGTGCTCTCTGACTTGAGAGGTATTTACTTCTACTTTTACAGTCAAGTTGCTAATCTGAGTCATTATAGCTACCATACCAGTAACTATCAGACCAGCCATGACTGTAGAAATTATTTGAGTGGTATTTAATTGCATCAGTACGTACCGCCATCTACCGTACCCAAGTTAACAGTACCAGTAGCTGTGATGTTGTCTACTGTAACAGTGCCTGTAAAGGTAGGAGAAGCCAAGTCAGACTTAGTAGCTACAGCAACTGACACAGCATCAAGGTCAGCTCCTATCTCTGTTCCTTTAATTACCTTTGCAGGATTGCCTGAGACTAAGGCGTCTTTACTGGCGTAGTTCGTGATTCGCGTGTAATTTGACATTATATGATCCTACCTAATAGAGCATGAATATTAAGTTCTTGTATGGCTATAGAATTACCGTCTACAGCAGTCTCTACGCCTACCGACACTACAGTTCCATGACCGCTAGTATTGATCTTCTGTCTGTTGATTAACGAAATAGAAGAACTGTATTCTGCCTCTGTGTTAAATTCTGATATGTTGTACTGACCTGCGTTGCTCTTAGGAAGCGTATATGCTTGCTTCTTGTAAGCTCCTGAGTAGTCGTAGGCCCAGTTTAGGACAACTACAGCCTCAGCGCCGTCAAAGGTTGTTAAGTTAATCTTTTTAAGAAACTTTAGAATAGAGCTGTCACCGAAGCTCAGAGGATGCGAAAAGTAGCTTAGCTGATAAGATGTATCGTTGTCGTCGTATCCAAAGTATTTAGCAATGCCAGCAGAGTTACCAATGTAAATTGTATCGTCTTCTAGATTGGTAAAGCACAGCGGCGCCATGTGTGACCACGTAGTCGCTCTATATGATCCGTCTTGCAAAGGAAACCTAGTATCGAATACGTATACAGTCTGTAGATCAGAAAAATTTACCAGCACAAACGCCTCTTTAGGAGAATAGTGCATTGATATGGTTCCTGTCTCAGCAGCTACTAGGTTCTTAATGTCATTGTTGACGTTCTTAGATATATCGCCAATAGGAGATGACTTTTCTTGTATTGTACGTGCTATGCTACGAACACCAGAACGATCTAAAAAGATTAAGTCTTTACCAGTAGATACTACAGAGTCTCGGCTTACACAGCCTATGTTTGAAATAGTATCTGCTAAGGACATTGTAGCTGGATTATCAGCTCCTTGATAAATAACTATAGAGTCCTTACCAAAGATGATTAGAAAGCCGTTGTGGGCCGATAGGGCTACGATCTCGTCATACCCGTTAGGCCATACCTCAGATATGTCTATAGAGCCTGTAGACCCACCAGACCAAGCGTGACCGTTTAATAAGTCACTCCAGTAGATAGTAGATTTGTCTGTAGCAAAGTCAGCTACCCATAAACGACCAAATGCTGCTAGAACCTCATTGCCTTGTGGTGGAGTTCCAGTAGCGTGAACATGAGTAGACATTGCTTCTATGTTGCCTATAGAGTTTGTATAAAGTAAAGGCTCATACCCTCTTTGAAAAAAGTACGCATGATCATTAAAGTTTACTATCTTCCAATCATCGCTAGTTATTGTATAGGAAGCTGGAGTAGAGTCTACTAAAGTAGTATCGCCTAAGAATATCTTATTGTTACCTACAGACAGTATTTCTGTATTTCCATTAGAATCTCTATACTGATACACTGCTTTAATACCATCAGAACTGCCTAGCACAGAGGAGCCATTAGTAGACACCATCTCATAGCCCTTACGAGACGCTATACGGCCTTCTTTGTCAATAATGCAGTTATCAGCTACAGCAGCGAATGTGGGGTCTTGAGACAGCGGAGCGTCCTGTGTGTTGATCCCAGCATAGCTTGGAGCTGTAATTGTGATGCTTTGTAGCTTTTGAGCCATATTAGACCGCCATAAAGGTAGTATCTTCTTGATACTTGTTAGCATCGAAGGCTATAGCGTCAGCCAGTATAGAGTCAGCTATAGCAAACTGCTCTGCTGCTGACTGTCCACCCGTCTCTCCACGCTCTCTAAGAGCCATAGCAAAGGCCATTTGAACTACAGGATTTGATGGAACCTTTAGCTTGTCACTGTCGTTAGACAGCTCTGCTTGAGGTACAAAGGCGTCAAACAGCAAAGAGTAGATGCCATCAGGCTGTGGATACACTTTGACTTGGATGTCTCCATTGCTGTCAGCACCGCTAAAGGCAAACTCTGTAGGAGGCCCAGACGTGGGAGTACGCAAGTGATAGACATTGTTCATGTATGTCCTATTACGTGCGTTAAATCTTTTGTTAGACGTCTTATTCAAAGCGTCTCTGATCTCAGTTTCTTGACCAGCGCCTGTAAGACTATACTCAGAAGTACCGTTAACTGTATCAAACTCTATGCTAGTACGTAGAGCAGACCAGCTGTGTGCAGCCTCTACAATTTGTTTAGCATCATTAACAAACGCACCAATCAAAGCAGAATAATCAGTCTCATTAACAGTACTGACTTCAGTTTCTCGAAGCCTTTTTAGCACATTGTTTATAATTTGTAAGTAAGTCATGTATATCCCTTAATTATCCTACTGCTAACTTAGTAAAAGCAAAAACTACAACCATAGACAATGTTACAATTCCTGTAATTATAGCTATGTCTATCATTGCTGCTTTGGTCTGTGCAGCCTCTTTAGCTGCTGCAATCCTAGCGTTTCTTATACGTGACCTTTCGCGTATCATTTCAGTCCAAAGATGACCATTCCCTGTCCATAAAAATATATCTTTTA